CTAAAAGACAACCAAGTAGAGAGGGGAGAAGCCACAGTGTAACTGTATACGCCTTAAGAGGTCTATTTATCAGTAAGCTGTGGCTTTATATTTAACTTAAATTTAATAATATGGAGATAATTATGTTTGATACAGCTAGATATGCTCATCAACTACTACAAGAAGACATAAATCGTCCAAATAGAGACTATTTAGAAGCGATTCTAGACGGTTTTACTACAGGTGAAGTGTTAGACCTTAAAGAAGGTATAAAGTACTCTAAAATCAAAGATATATGATTACTACAACAGAGTTACAAGAATGGTTATCAACTGTATATTATAGAGATCTTAGGCGACAAGTACTTGAGGATTGGCAACAATTTAATTTAAACAACCCAGATATTGAAGTAGTTAGACAAGGTATTATATCTCAAATACTTAAACCTAAATTAGAATATAAAGAAACATTATAATACTCTGATTCTCAAAGCAATTATTATAGAATTGTGGCGTGAATATTACAAATATTCAATAGAATGTGTGATTTAATCTGCTATAACAGATGACAGAGTATTATTAATAACAAGTAAACATGAAAGATAGTGAATTATTACAAATCTATTTAGAAGGTTGGGAAGATGAAGGTTTAAACTTTAAAAACTCAGCTGAAATAGACGGTTATACAGGTTTAGCTTTAAAAGCTTATAACCTAGGTAGAAGTCATTTTCTATTAGGAGATGACTTTCCTAGATATGATGAATTAACAAATAAACAAATATTAACATTAATTAAAGAATAATATGAAAAAAGAAAGTAAACCAAACATTAAACAGCTTTATAAAGCTAATTACGATAAACAGTTTAAAGATATTAACAATCAAGTACATAAACTGTATGAAGACAAACATAAGCTTGAAGCTAAAGCTATTAAAGATTTAGTTAAACAAGGTATGTACCTTAAAGATACTGATTCTAACGACTATTATAAGGTAGTTAAAGAAGATAAACAACTTAAAGTTATAGTACTAACTGGAGAATCTTCAATTAGAGTTAACTTACCTGAATGGGAATTAGATTTATCAGCTTTAGTATCTATATCTGAAAAAACTTATAACGATAGATTAACTTCTATCTTAGAATACATTGTATCTACATTAAAATAATGAAAACCAAAAAGAAGCCTGTAGGTAAGGCTAAGGTTACTAAGCTTGCTGGAAGCAAGAAAGTAATCACTCCTAAAGTAAGTTTAAGAGACTTAATACTACAACAACTTGTTAAAAATGATTCAGAGGGTACTAAGAAGTATACTGTTGATGAGTTTGATGACAAATCAGGTAGTTGGATATCAATATCAGATGAAAATTCAGAATTTAGTCTTGAATTAGGCTTTAACTATGAAGGTACAGAAGCTACTGATATTAATGTATATAAGAAAAAAATATACGTAGAAGAAACAAAAGTATTATAATCTCTTAAATTATTAAAAATGTATAGAAATATAGCAACAGACGACAGTACTAAATACTTTAGTACAAACATTACAGAAACATCAAAAATCTCTAAATGCTTACCTGCAGGTGTATATAGAGCAATAACTGTTAAAGGTATGGGCACTATCTTAGATATGGAGTTTCACAAAATAAATAAAAATCCATATATTAAAGTTGATAGTGGTGTATATAAAGAAGTACAAGATCATTTAAATAACTTCTTTTCAGAAGCTACTGTAGACTTATATAAAAGAATGTCTATTAAGCATAAGTCTAATTGCTTATTATACGGCCCTCCAGGAACAGGTAAGTCTGTATTACTTAATATGATAGCTACAGATGTTGTAGAACAGCGTGGAGCTATCGTATTATATGTGGAGGATATACATAGTGCAAACTATTTTATTCAAATGTATAATAGACCACCTGAAACACCTCTAATTTTCATTTGTGAAGAGTTTGATAGACTTATGGATTATGATGATGACTATCCAGATGAGTCAGATTGTACTTCTGATATATTAACATTCTTAGATAGTCCTATGAGTGAAGGTAATATGTGCTTTATGGCAACTACTAACCACTTGAATAGAATACCTAAAACAATTAAAGAAAGACCTTCTAGGTTTGAGTTAGTTGTAGAGTTATCTCATGCACCTGTTGAAGTAATTAACGATATTGTAGATGGTATTATACCTCAAAATGTATCTGATGAATTTAGAATTAACAAAGCTAAATTGAAATATGCATTAGGTGAAGCGTCTATAACTATTGATGAGATTAAATCAGTGTGTGTTATGCATGTAATTCATAAGAAGTCTATTGACGAAGCTATTAAAATAGTATTATCATCTAAACAACCTGCATAAAATGAGTAAAAAGAAGAACAACTTTAACGATGGAAACGCATTTGTAGATTCATTGTTAAATGGTAAATTTGATGGTAAAGGTAAGTTTGTACCTTTTAGAATCAATGAAAATAGACCTATTAATGAAATTAGAGAAAACACTAAAGATGCTTTACATGATATCATGTATAGAGAAAATCTTTGGCCTTCTTTAGTTGATATTAATCATGAAGAGTTTAGAAAGTCTGAACTTGATAAGAAATATGTTAAAGGTGTTAAGAATAGACATAAGCAACTTGTAAGAGATGCTGGGTTTAATCCTAAAACTAGATTAAACATATCTGAACCAGGTAAACTAATATTATAACTATGTGTGAATATTCAGATAAGATTATTACAACATGTAGTACTACTATTTATAATTTAATAGATGATACAACTGTAGATTATATTAAATTCTTACGTGGAGCTAATTTAGTTGAATCTTTATCTGAAAGATACATAGATTTATTAAAAAAGAGTACCACTACTTATGCTAAGGCACAGGTAGTGGATACTTTTAATACAAAATTAAATTGGTTAACAGAATCTATCAAACGTGATTAATATGGAAATAATAGTAGAATATGCTTGTGACTCATACGGTGATCATACAGCTAGTTATAATTCTTTAATTGATACAGAGAAACGTAAGTTTACTTGTCAATTTAAAGCATTAAAGTTCATTAATGAATGTACAGAGTGTCTAAATAAAGACAGAGTATTAGATTTAATGGGTATCTCAAACAAAGTTAAAAATCTTATTAAAGAGGATTCTTTAGATAAGGAAGAAGAGGAGTATGTTGAATATAAAGTAAAAAGTGTAAATTATGAGTAAATTTAAAGTAGGTGACATTGTCACTGATGGAGAATTGATACTATCTGCTGAAGTAATAGCAGTTGATGGTAATGATATCTCAATTGAAGTACTAGACCATGAGTTTAGTGATTGTGTAGGAGATGAAGACTGGGTTGATGCTAATGATTTTACTTTCAAAGAAACACCTGTAGCTACAGAAGCTCCTGTGTATGTTAGTAAACCATCTAATTCACCAAGCTCTTTATCAGAGTTTAGCTTAGAGAATATCTTTGCTATGAAAATGTTTTAATACAAAGTATATTGTATTATTGCTCAATACAATGTATATTTGTAAATTGCAATGTTGATGCAATTCAATAATCAACAATAATAATTATTATTAAATTTTAAAAATTAAGATCATGGGAAAATTAAAAGAAGTAGCTTTAGCTAAATTGAATGCAACTGATAAAGAAAAAGCAGCTGCTGGATTAGACAGACAAATTAAGAAAGATATTATTTCTTATCAAACTGAAGCTATGAATGCTGAAAATGCATTATCTGATGCTCAAGAGCGTTTAGAGTATTTAGAGTCATCTGTAGGTACTAGCGCAGCTGAGATTATCGCTCAACGTCGTTCAGTAGCTCTATTAACTCAAAATGTTGCTGATATTGCAGCTTTGAGAGAAGAGAGATTCTAATAACTATATATTAAGCAGGTATAGGTGTATAACTTATACCTGCTTTTTATTTAAACCTATTTAAAAATGGCTGATATCTCAATGTGCAAAGGTGGTGATTGTCCTGCTAAAGAGTATTGTTATAGGTTTAAAGCACCTATTAATGAATATAGACAATCTTATTTTAAAGAAATACCTATGAAAGCTCATGGTATGACAGGTAAAGGAGATCCAATAGTTTATTGTGATTACTTTATGGAATATTTGAAAAACAAATTACCTTCTAATTTTATATTATATAAAACAGATGAAGAAGTTAAAAAATGATGCTATTAACTATATGTATCTAGATGCTAGAACATTAGATACACTTAAATCTTTACAAAAGACTAAAGAGTGGTTATTAACATTATCTAAAGAAGAGTGTAGACAGTGGTTGATAGATAATAAATTGATAAATAATGCGTAAGTTTATATACGACTTAGAGGTATTTCCTAACTTTTTTAGTGCTACTTTTAAAGATGTTGATACTAAAGAGATAGAAGTATTCTATATACATGATGATAGAGTTACAGATTTACACTTCTTAAAGAAGTTTATAAGATCTGATATATACCTAATAGGTTATAATAATGATAAATATGATAACTTATTATTAAATAAGATATTAACTTCTGATGTTACATGTGAGGATTTGTTTAACTTATCTAAACTTATAATCTCAAATAGAGAGTCATTCTTCTTAAATAAAGAGATAAAGGAATTATACAGTTATAAAAAGCCTTATAAATCATTAGATTTGATGATGATACATAGGTTTGATAAGCTTATGGTTGGTTTGAAACAGTGTTCTGTTAATTTAAAATGGCATAAGATACAAGATTTACCTAAAGCATATGATGCTAGAGTAAGTAGTAATGAAATTTACAATATACTTGAATACAACTTAAACGATGTATTAATAACTGAAAGATTATTTGAAGTATCTCTAGAAGAAGTACAATTAAGACAATCTGTAGGTAAAAAGTATGATGTAGATCTTATGAATGCTTCTAGAAGTAAAATGGCTGATATTTTAATGACTAAAATGTATGCAGATGCCTCTAATTTAACATTTAATGATTTTAAAGACCTTAGAGACACTGAAACAGTTATTAAGTTCTCAGACATTGTTTGGAATAAAATAAGCTATTCTACGCCTTCTATGCAAGCTGTATTAGATAAAATCAAGAATACTACTATTGATATATTATCAGGTGATATGAATTTTAACATTAGTGTTATTATTGATTCTTGTAAACATGATATAGCTAAAGGGGGATTACATTCTAATAATAAGCCCGATATATATCAATCTACAGATACTATTAAGTTAATAGATGTAGACTTTGGATCATTCTACCCAAGTTTAATGATTAATTTAGGTATATATCCTCCTCAATTAGGCTCTATATTTATAGATATACTTAAGACTATAACGAGTCAAAGATTAGCAGCTAAGAAGAATAAAGACAAAGTTGAAGCAGATGCTTTAAAGATTGTAATTAATTCTTGCTATGGTAAGCTTGGTTTTGAGAAAGGTTATATGTATTCTCCTAAGTCTATGTATGCTGTAACAGTTAATGGTCAGTTAATATTATTAATGTTAATTGAACAGTTGTCTAATATGGGTATTGAATGTTTCTATTCAAATACAGATGGAGCTACATTTAAAGTTCCAGTTGATCTACAAGATGAGTTTTATAAAGTTTGTAATGATTTTGTAAAGTTTGTTAATATTGATCTAGAATATACAGAATATTCTAAATGTATTATTAGAGACGTTAATAATTATCTTATAACTAAACCTAATGGTGAAGTTAAAGAGAAAGGTAGTTTTGTAACAGATATTCAGTTAGATAAAGGTTTTAATATGCCTGTTGTAGCTAAAGCTGTTAAGGCTCATTTTATATCAGGTACTCCTGTTAGAGAGTTTATAGAGAATCATGATGATATTTATGACTTTTGTAAATCTCAAAAGGTTGGAGGTCAATATATAGTTGAAAGACATTACATTGAAGATTCTAAACATTGTATAGAGGTTATGCAAAAAACTAATAGATATTATGTATCTAAAAGAGGAGATGTTTTATATAAGAAGAAAGGTGATCAGTTAAATAATCTTGTTGCTGGATTTACAGTAACATTGTTTAATGATTACTTTGAATCAGAAGATTACAAAATAGATTATGATTATTATGTACATGAAGCTAACAACTTAATACATAATTTTGATAAATCTCAATTAAGTTTATTCTAAATTAAAAACCATGAAATTATTTTTAAAATTTTCAGGACTGTTAATGGTCTTGTTTACTGCGTTTGTAGCTATAAGATTTCTATTAACATCTGATTATATAGTTTTAAATATAATGGGTGGATTAATAGGACTTACAGCATTTTTACTCTTCTTGTTTACAGTACACTTATTAAGAGAAGAGTTGAAGACTATATTTGGCGATAAGCCAAGTGTAGAATCATATGAATAACATTAGATTACCAGAGTATAAGAGACGTTCTTTATTTTAATTATGCGTACTCTGGTAATCAAACTAACTCAATTATTAATTTAAATTTAAATTTATGTCAGTATCAACAAAAATTGAAAAATTAACAAGAGAAGATTTGAAATTAATGATAGAATTATGTAATTTTGTGTATAATGATTTTGAGAATCAATCCTTACGCAGAATAGCACAAGTAATATCTAAAGAGTTTAAAGTAATTTGTCTAGAAGAAGACTTAGAAGACTTCTATTCAGATGATTTAGTTGATGTTGATTTTGAGTTAGAATCAAGAAAAATAGAATTTAATTATGAGTGTTAAACAAACAATTGATGTTAATCAATTAGAGAAACTTAATCTAGATCCTACATCTTTTATTTATCTATACTATAGGGTACAAGGTATTACACCTATACCCGATATTATAGAGTCACAGACTAATTATGATCTATTAGAGTCTTTAGGTTATATTAAGTGGCTTAATAACGGTGATTTGATTAATCTTAGACCTAAAGCTAAAGCTATTTTTAAAGATGTTAAACATAGTATAGATGTAGATGATTGGATTAATGAATGGCGTAGTTTATTTCCTGAAGGAGTTAAGAGTGGAGGTAGACCTGTAAGAGGTACTAAATCTGGTTGTATTATAAAGATGAAGGCCTTTATAAATAGAACAAAATACTCTAAATCAGCAATAGAATATGCTACAAAAGCATATCTAGCAGAAAGAAAGAAAGACGGTTTTAAGTTTCTAATATGTGCTGATTATTTTATCAGTAAAGATGGAAACTCTGTTCTTGAAGCTTACTGCGAGGATATGGAAAATAGGGTAACTGATGGTAAACCTATTGATGAAATATTTCCAAATTTAGAAGATGAACAATTTATAGATTCTGTATGACATTTAAAGAACGGATTAGCGATGGGTTGGAGGGTAAATACAGTGGTTTATCTAATGGTTTAAATAGAATTAATAAGTATATCTTTGGTATACAAAGAAGTTGCTATACACTGGTTGGTGGAGCTTCAGGTAGTGGTAAGACTACATTAGTTGATTATATGCTGTTAGAAGGCATTAAAGACGCTGATAGTAAGAATATTCCTATCTATATAACTTATTATTCTTTAGAGATTGATGAGTTTTCTAAGAAAGCTAATTGGCTATCTGTATTGATATATCAGAAATATAATATTATTGTCCCTCCTGAAGTAATTAAAGGTTATGGAGATAATAGATTGGATGCTGATCAGTTAATACTTGTAGAAGATGTTATGCCTGAATTAGAAGATATATGGGGTAGAATTACTTGGATCTTCGAGACAACTAATCCTACTGGAGCATATAAGCATGCTTGGACAGCTATGGATGCTAAAGGTACATTTGAAAAATCTGACTATGTAGATAATGATGGTCATGCTAAAAAGAGAATTGATAGATATATACCTAATAATCCAAATGAATATAATGTAATTGTGGTTGACCACATTGCTTTATTACAGTTTGAGAGAGGTTTTACACTTAAAGAAAACTTAGATAAAATGAGTGAGTATTTTGTAAGGCTTAGGAATTTATTTGGTTATACTATACTTGCTTTACAGCAATTTAATAGTTCTCTTAGTAGTGTAGAACGTCAGAAGTTTAAAGGTGTAGATTTATCTCCACAGCAATCAGATTTTAAAGATTCTACTAATATGTATCAAGACTGTGATATTGCAATTGGTCTTATGAACCCTTATAAGATGGGCATGGAAGAATGTTTAGGTTATAATATTAAGAAGTCAGGTACATCTAATAACTTAGGTAAATCATTTAGAATGCTTAAGGTTATTAAAAATAGACTTGGTGCAGATGATGTAGCTATAGGTTTATATTTTCAACCAACAGCTGGTAGATTTGAAGAATTACCTATATTAAGTGAGATGACACCTGATAAATATAAACAGTATACATTATGACAGAAGGAGCTAAAAAGTATGACTCTGGAAAATTACGCTATGATTTAGTACCAACTAGTGCTATAGAGGCATTAGCTGAAGGGTTAACTATGGGTGCAGTTAAGTATGGGGATAATAATTGGCAAGGGATTGATCCTGAGCGTTATTATGCAGCTCTTTACAGACATCTTATAGCTTGGAGAAAGGGTGAAATTAATGACCCAGAGTCAGGATTAAATCACCTTAAGCATGTATTAGTTAATACAGCATTTCTACTTGAATTAACAGATAAAAATAAATATAATGAGTGAAGTAAGAGAAATTAAACTACCTACAAAGGTAGTTGAGAGTGTTACACAAAATCCTAGTACTTTAATAATTTATAGTCACCCTAAAGCTGGTAAAACAACATTATTATCTAAATTAGATAACTGTTTAATACTTGACTTAGAAGGTGGTTCTAAATATGTAGATGCTCTTAAAATGGAAGTTAATTCACTTGATGAATTACAACAAATTGGAGCAGCTATTGTTAAAGCAGGTAAGCCTTATAAATATGTAGCTATTGATACATTATCAGCATTAGAGGATTTATGTATACCTTATGCTACAGCTATGTATAAACAATCTCCTATGGGTAAAACCTTTGACGGAGTTAATGTATTAGAACTACCAAAAGGCGCAGGGTACTTCTGGCTTCGTCAAGCTTGGGATATATGGATGACTAAAATACATAAATTAGCAGATCATATTATCTTAATAGGACACCTTAAAGATTCTGTAATTGATAAAGCTGGTAAAGAAGTATCTGCTAAAGATTTAGATCTTACAGGTAAGCTTAAACAAATAGTTTGTGCAGATGCAGATGCTATTGGTTATATGTACAGAGGATCTGATGATAGTTTAGAAATTACATTTAAAAGTTCTGAGCAATTAAACTGTGGTTCTAGATGTAATCATCTAAAAGGTCAAGTTATTAAAATAGCTGACTATGATAAAGAGAAAAATGATTTAGTTAACGTTCAGTGGAACAAAATTTATCTTGATTAATATGAATGAAATTAAGCAAATAAGAGTATCTGAGATTTTATTACATCTTAAGAACGGTGTTACAAGATTTACAGATTCTGATGGATATGATGAAAGATATACAAGTATCATGGAGATTTATAACTTAGATAAAGCTACAGTTACAGAAATCTTCCAACATCCTAAGTTAAAACATAGAAAAACAATCAAACCTAAGCTGTATGAGCTTATAGATGATGTTACAGAAACTACAACAAATGTTGTACAAGAGCCTCAAGTCCAAGCAATTGAAGCACCTGCAGTAGAACAACTAGCTCAACAAATAGAAGCAGTAACTACTCCAGTTCAAGCAGAAGTTGCAGAACAAAACCAGTTCTAAAAAGGTTGAAATAAACAATAAATATAAATTTAAATAACAGAAATATGAGCTACGGTAAGAGAGTTGATGCAGAAGGGAAAGCTATTAGTGCTGATAATGAGAAAAAAGGGCCTGTTGCAGGTGAGAAAGTAAAAGGTGTAAAAATTACATCATTTGATTGGGCTGAAGTTCAAGGTAGTACATCTAGTACACTTGCTAAAGTAGGTTTTACACAAGAGAATGGTAGTACTATCTACATGCCTCTATTTGAACCTAGAGATTCTCAGTTTTCTACTAAAGAAAAACAAGAGACTGAACTTCAAAGAAACATTTTGCATATTGCAACTAAATGTATGTCTGAAGACCAGTATTATGCTGAATTAGGAGAGCCTTCTACCTTTCAAGAGTTTATTAATAAAGCTAAGGCTATTATTATGAAACATGCTGAAGGTAAAACTTTCACTATGAAGTTTATCTATGGTAAGAAAGGTTATGTAGAAGTGCCTAAGTTTCCAAACTTTATTGCATTGTCAGGAGTAGATGAAGACAAATTAATCACTACTAAGTATGATAAATATACGTTTGAAGCTACACCTAGTGCGCCAGTTGCACAAGATGATGTATTTTAATTAAACATAGGGGGAGTGTAATATCTCCCCCTTATTTTATGTATATAAGAAAACCTTTAACTGTATCTAACATTTATAAAAGGTTATCAGATTATGATATATTCATTAATTACTGTACAAACTTTAAAGAAATAGGTAAACCTTTTATGTCTGATTTAAGACAAGATGAGCATCCAAGCTGCTATATTTATAGTACAGGTACAAAATTGTTGTACAAAGACTTTGGAGATGGTACATCGTTGGCTTCATTAGATTATGTAATGCGTAAGTTTGGATTAGATTTTCTTGGAGCAATCAAGAGAATTAATATAGACTTTAACTTACAGTTAGGATTTTATACAACGTCAAAATTAGACGTTCCTATGGCTTATTTTGGATTACCTGATAAACAACCTTCTCTAGAAGAATTAAAGCTTAAGAAAGCTTCTATTAAAGTAACTATAAGACCTTGGAGCATTATACATGATTTAAAATATTGGAAAGATAAATATAATATATCTGTCAATGACTTAAATAAGTTTAATGTATATGCAATATCACATTATTGGATAAATGATAAATTATATGGTTGTGGTAATAATTCATATGCTTATTATTTTGGTAAACAAGATAATATAGATGTATGGAAGATATATCAACCTTATAACAACAAATCTAGTAAGTGGTTTTCAAATGCAGATTCTTCTGTTATACAAGGTTATAATCAACTAGCAGCTAATGGAGATTTATTAATTATTACAAAAGCTTTGAAAGATGTTATCATATTAGATAAGCTTGGTTATAATTCAGTAGCTCCTAACTCTGAAGGTATAGTGATCAATCAAGAGCAATTTGATGATTTAAACAGTAGATTTAAGAAGATTGTAGTATTATTTGACAATGATGAAGCAGGTATTATATATGCTAACAAGTACAAATTAAAATACAATATTCAAACTATTGAGATACCTTTAGATAAAGGAGTAAAAGATCCTAGTGATTTTGTTGATAAATATAGTTATGATGAATTAAAACAGTTTATAGATGAAGAAATTAAATAAAACATGGGTCTTTGGAGATATCCACGGCTCATATAAAGGTTTAAATCAAATCTTTGAAAGAGCATCTATATCTAAAGGTGATACTATTATAT